GCAAACGATATCACTATTGATATTTGGCGTTCTTTGACGGGACACTAATGGTTCACTTAACTCGTATTTATACAAAGACTGGTGATGATGGAAAAACCTCTACCGCCACTAATGAACGAATAGACAAGAGCAGCGATTTAATTGAGGCAATAGGAGCGGTAGACGAAGCAAACTCTGCTATAGGTATGGCAACTGATTTTCATAATGACATTATAGATAGAATCCAAAGTGATCTATTTGATCTAGGTGCAGAACTATCTGGTGCTCCAACAATAACAATATCAGAAGAAAGAATTACTCATTTAGAAAATATCATTGACGACTATAACCAATATCTAGAGCCGCTTCATTCTTTTGTTTTGCCTACAGGTGCTTTGCATAATGCAAGAACTGTTGTTAGAAGAGCAGAGCGTCAGGTTTGGAAAATAGAGGGTATAAATGCAAATATTGCAAAGTATTTAAACAGGCTTTCAGATTTATTGTTCGTAATGGCAAGATATCACAACAAAGGCAATGAAAAGTTGTGGGTTCCTAAAAATTAACTTCACCCTGCTATAATAAGGGGATAGGAGAACAATGGCTAACCCGTCAAATTTATATGCAGAAAAAATTTATTCTGAACACCCACTGGTGTTGTGGGCATTAGACGATCAGGCTGATTACGTATCTTTAATTTCTGAAGCAGAAAGAGACATTGCTGCAGAGTGGGACATTTCTGGATGCACGGCAATAGAAAACACTCTTGGAAATGAGCCATTCCCAGAAAGTATTTCTAATAGACTTGCAGGATCCGTTCCAGTTGGAGCAACAAATGATTTAATATGTATTAGCCCCAACCTTATAAATTTTAACAACTTAAACTCAACTCTTTCAACATTTTCTGTTGGAGCATATTTTTATTCTGAAAGCCCGTACTTAGAGTCAATTTCTATTGGATATGAATATACAGACACAACAACTTCCAATATAGTTCAAGAGTTCAAAGTTTTTCCTACTACTATTTTTGAAAATTGGGCATTTGTTTCAGGTACTTTTGAAATACCAAATGAAAATACAGACTTAAGGGCAGTAATTAAAATAACAACTCTTACGGGTGGTGCCTCTTCATTAGATTATAGGTTTCATGTTAATGGAATTACAGTTGGTCAATGGGCAGAAGAATTTAATGCTACATCTCTTGGAGTTACCCCAGAAACATTTCCAACAGATATTGCCCTAACAACATCAAGTCAAGTTATTCCAGCAGCAGCATATGGAATATCTTCTGATGAAGCATATTATTTAGTTAATGATAATGCTCTTGTTGCTAAAAATTCAAGTGTTCCTTTAGTATTTGGTGCATCTGGAGTTACAGTTCTTTCTCCAAATACCATTGATGAACCTTCCCTAATCGTTCCAGGAAAGGGATTTTTAAATGAACTTGGTAGATACAAAGAACAAACAATAGAATTTTGGGCAAGAATAAACTCTAATACTAAAACTCCTAAAAGAATATTTGGTCCTATTTCTAGCACTGATGGTCTTTATGTAGAAACTGGATTCTTAACTTTAGTAATAGGTAATAATTTTGCATCACACTTTGTTGGTGAATGGTTTAGACCAATGCTTATTCATATACGTTTAATTAGAAATTCAGCAACGGTATTAGTAAACGGAGAAGAAGTTTTATCCTTAGCACTGGTCACTGAAGACTTGACTTTACCTTTACCAGAACTTAACTCAGAGTCACAAGACTGGCTTGGATTTTATGCATATGAAGATGTAACTCCTATTGAAATTGATTGCGTAGCCATTTATCCATATCAGGTTCCAACTACAGTTGCTAAACGTAGGTGGGTTTATGGACAGGCAGTATTGTCTCCAGAAGGTATTAACTCAGCATACGGCGGAACTTCAGCATTTATTGATTACCCATTTGCTGATTATACTGCTAACTATAACTACCCTGATTTTGCTGAATGGCAACAGGGATCTTTCGATAACTTGACAACAACAGACACTACAATTACAACTCCAAACTATCAACTACCAGAAATATTTTTAGATACTAAAACCTTACAAGAGTTATACGATGATTGTCAGGTAGTTCAAGTAGGCTATGACGAATCAACAGATCCATCATACAAGTTTATTACCTTTAGACCAAACAACTCTTGGAGTTCAGAGCAATGCTATTTTAACTTTCCTAGTTTTAATGTTTTAAATAATGAGGTTAGGGCTGTCTATGGTGTCTTTAGTACAACAGACCTAGACCCTCAGTCTGGACCAACAATACAGGGTCAAACATTAATAAAAATTTACAACTCTTTAACTGGCGATTATTTTATTATTACACAAGAAGAAGATGTAGTTAAGTATGTATTAAACTATAATGGCGTAGATCAGATTTTATACACCACCCCGTCTATTGAGTCTAATCAATTTTTCTCTGTTGGTATAAATCTTCAAACAATTACCAATGCTTTTGGTGAAAACGTATCAGCATTTTTTGGTAATCAAAATGGTTTAAAGATTTATGTAGGAGGAGATGAAGAAGCATTAGAAACTTTTACAGGCAGAATTTATTCTTTTGGTTTGTCAACTGAAACAAACTTTGTAGACATTGAGTCTTACTTTGATGAGGAAGGCATTGCAATCTTTGATGACATGTCTGAAAGTGGAGTAACTGAAGAAGAAAATGCTATAGCATTAATAGAACATACCGCCAGTTACACCTTGCTACCAACAGAGGCATATAATAAATTTTTCTTAGATATTGGTGTTTCAGGATATTGGCAAGACTATCTTCCTCTATCATACTTTGCTCAATTTGTGGCGAATGATGTTGGCAATCAATTCTACGATTTAGATTTTTTACAATTTAATATTGGATACCCTGCCCCATCAGAGTCTATTGAAAATGAAACGGTATCAGAGAGTTGGACCTACGGAGACTTACAAGATGATTATGCTAGTCCTACCCAAAGAACCTACGCTCAACTAGACAACTTTTTGTTTACTGGCTATAGAAACTATGCTGACTTAGCACAAAAATCTATTAAGGCTTATGAGTATGATACGGAAGGAGCATCTATAAGAAGTTACATTACCTTTCAGTATATTGCTTTAGGAGCAAACTCCCCTCAAAGTACTTTTACAACTACTGTAAATCCTACATCTAAGCGAATAATTGATATGAATGACTATCCTGCTTGGCTTAATACTAAGTTTGAGGTAGTTGACAATACCCTGATTTATCCAACAAACACAGAGGACTTTAATGACTTGGCAATTGTTTATCATCTTGAATTTAATATTAGAAATATTTTAACAAAGCCAATTGCATTAAGACGATTAGAGTTAGCCTCTCAAGCATTTAACAACAACTCTTTCAATGCCGTTGGAACAAGGTTTGGCGTTAATATGTTTCCATATACAAGATCTGGTTTGTACTATGACTATAAGGCTAAAAACCCATTCAGTATTTATAAAGGAAGCACGCCATACTTATACCTAAATAGAAAAACGGGTATTGAAATAAGAGGAGACTTTGCATCAGAAGTAAATCGTGGTATAGCCATTCCAATTAATGAAAGTGCTGCCAACCCATACAAGATAAGCGCTGCACAAATCTGGATGAGATACGATGAAGACTTTTTCCCAAACACGCCAACAGAGTTATTTGAGATTAGGCACAAGGCTGACACCATAAAGTTCTACATGGTAGCAGACAGCGAGACGGGTGCAAGAGGAAGAATCTTTGCTCGTAATCAATCAACAGGTCAAGATTTTAATGGTTTGTCATATTTCTGGAACGGTAACCTTGTTAGAGAACCAGTTTTAACTAAAAAAGAGTGGGGAGTCCTTGGTCTTGCTTTTTCTACTGCCTTAAACTTTGATTCTTTCCTTGGAGCAATTAATTTGACTGGTCCAATGATATTTAATAATATCGCCTACTATCAGGCTAACAACTTACAGCAAGTTCAAAGTACGTTAAAAAGACCTTGGCTTAAAGTAAAAACTGATGGAGTCACTAACTTCAACTGGGAGTTTTGGTTAAATAGTTTTACTTGGGAAGGCGTCCTTGTTATTTCTGCATCAGATGTTTACGGCATAAGTCCTGCAGATATCTACAAAACCTACGTGGGAACTAATAAGATTATCATTGATGATGATGAGGGTATGATTTTTGATGCTGAAAAGATAAAGATTTATAATAACACTGTTTGGCAGACCACTGTTCAAATTCCAGTATAATATGCTATACTGATGGTTATGGATAATGAAATTCTTAAAAAAGTTGGTAATGTCCGTCGCAAAGTAATTGAAAAAGACTACGACTGGGGTCTTTATGTATACCAAAAATCAAATGGTTCATGGTTTACTGACGGTAGTGGTAGCGTTTTAAACATACCATCAAATCGTGGAGACATTTCAAAAATTTCAGAGTTAAAGAAAGCCGCATTACATTATGGTGATGATGGTGAAGGTAAGGTAGTTTTTGTTCCTGGATTAACTAGAATTAGCGAGGAAGAACATTCTGAACAATTAGATAGAATGAAGAATGGTTTAATTCCTTCCATGAATGATCATGGTGCTTGGGTAGCAGCACGACAAACCTATGATAAGTATGGTAGCAATGAGTGATGATTTTGTAAGAGTTTCATTAAATACGCAAGACGAAGAAGAGAATGCTTTTGCCAAACAAGATCCTTTTAATAAATCTTGGGATGACTTAAAAGATTTAACTGGTTTAAATCAAAACTTTCGTAGAAAAACTTCAAGAAACGTAACAAAGGCAATGGTGTATGCCACAAACGAATATTTAGATTCTGCTAACGCTAGCCCTTCAGGAGTAGATGCGGGATCAAAAGCAATTAATCCTGGCACGGTATACAGAAATGGTTACGGACTATTTGATGTAATTACCCCTCCGTATAACATGTACGAACTAGCAAATTTCTATGACACATCATTTGCTAATCATGCTGCTATTGACGCTAAGGTAGAAAACGTAGTTGGTCTTGGCTACCGTTTTGATATTGCAGATAGAACGATGCTAAGGTTTGAAATGAATGAAGATCAAGCAGCGGTTAATCGTGCTCGTAATAGAATTGAAAGAATGAAGTTTGAATTAAAAGATTGGCTAGAGGGTCTTAATGATGATGATTCTTTTACTAAGACAATGGAAAAGTTTTACACAGATGTTCAAGCAACTGGTAATGGCTTCCTTGAAATTGGCAGAACAGTAACTGGAGACATTGGCTATGTTGGTCATATCCCAGCAACAACTATGCGTGTGCGTCGCCTACATGATGGCTTTGTTCAAATCATTGGAAACTCAGTCGTTTACTTTAGAAATTTTGGGGCTAAGAATCCAAACCCAATGACAAATGATGCACGTCCAAACGAGATTATTCATTACAAAGAGTATTCTCCTCTTAATACATTCTATGG